AACGGACTTAAAATCCGTTATCGATATCGGTGTGTGGGTTCGAGTCCCTCCGCGGTCACCACCCTTTGAATAATCTGCCCGTAGCTCAGCTGGACAGAGCAATGGCCTTCTAAGCCATGGGTCGAGGGTTCGAATCCTTCCGGGCAGGCCAAAGGTCCTATAGTTTAACGGTAAAACACCCGATTTATATTCGGCATAGTCTCCAGATTAGAGAGCGATCCTGGTTCGAATCCAGGTGGGACCACCAATTTTTTTCCATAAAATATAGACAAATTAGAGGTTGACAAATCGAGTCGTTGGCCTTATTATAATAGTATAAATGAAACAAAAGAAAGAGGGCAAAATGACATTCGTAATTTATAGAACAGATACCACAGAAATAGTAAGTGAGAAAGACTATTCATATAGTGGTCAAATCCATAAAACAGAAGGCCATGCTAAGGCTTCTTTGACTAGAATCAAGAAGAAGTTCGCAGAAGGTCTTAAAAACAAAAGACCATATGGAACTTTCAAATTTGAAGGTTTAGGCATTCATGAGAATGGCAAGACTGGTAGACAAGCCAGAGGTGAGTTGACTGGTGAAATGGTTGAGATGAAGATCATAGATCAGGAAACTTACAGAAACGAAATTGAAGCCCAAGAAGAAGTCACGAACATGATGACAGGCAAGAAGTTCAAACAGAGTGTGAATACTCCACATTTCATGTCACCAAGTTCAGAGACATATTGGAGTATGTAAATTGGTAGATCAGGGGTTGACAAATGTCGCCCCTGGCTATAAAGTAAAATTATAATATTAATAAGGCAAACAGAAAGAGGCTAAAATGGCAACAAGGGCGAGAGTGGCACTTCAACTTAAAGAAGACAAAATCATAGGATCTTATCAGCATTGGGACGGATACCCAAGCGGACTAGGATACAATCTCATTGACAATTGGTATAGAGCTGACAAGGTAGAAAAGGCTATCATGTTAGGTGATGCATCTAAATGGGGTCAGTTCATAGGTGAAAAAATTGGCTTTGATAACAGAGAAGCAGATTCATATGATTACCAGAATGTTTATTATGGCCGTGATAGAGGTGAGAAAGATTGTAATCATAAAGTTTATACCAGCGAAGAAGCATATTTGAAGAACGGTTTCAACTCTGGAGAAGATTACATTTACCTGGGCAAGATGATTGGCCAGAAGGATTACTTAGGTAGAGAACAAGTGACTTGGTTCTATGCGAAGTATGATATGAAGAAGTTTGAGCCGTTAGAGACGGTAGCAATTATGGATCACATTGATGATCTAAAAAGGCATATGAAAGAGCAGTTGAAGGAGGTGGCATAGTGTCAGAACATTATGAAATTGATTCCTTAAAACACAAGGACGGAAATTTTGATGTGAAGGTTGGATACTTCTATGAAGATCTTCACCCAGCAGATTTATATGATAATTCACCTAACCCAGATAACGATGGCAAGCCATATTATGACACGGATGAAATGGCAAGAAGAATTGATTCGAACATGGATGCTTGGTTTGGCTTCTGGGCGAAATATTATTACAAAGGTCACGAAGTAGGTTATGCTAACCTAGGTGGGCTTTATTATGAGAACGATGATGCAGAAGGCGTTATTGTAAAAGAAGCCAAGACAGGAGATGATTGTTGGTATAAAGATGTTATTGACGAAGCAAAGGATCAAGCGATTAAGGAAGTCGGCGATCTGCATAGGCAGATGGAGTTAGACTTTGGTCCATTGAAGGAGGTTGCATGAAAATCATAATTGGTCTGACTATGATGCTTTTAGGCGTGGGCATGATTTTTTATGATGGCATGAGCAGAGAAGTATGGGATATTGATGTAGGTCTTTGGACCTTCTTCGGAATATCAATTGGCTTCTTTGGTTATATGCTTTGGGATGATAAGTTTTAGAGTTTCGATTCAGGCCAGTTGGAAATGGCTTGATGAGATGGTTTTCGTCCGATGCGGACGGTTTACCCCGATCTTAGATCAAATAAACCATAAAGCGGCGAAGTAGAAGTAGGAGAATGGCATTGAACGAATTGATTCGACCAACAGATGATAGGGGAGATATTGCTAGAGCATTGAATAAATGGGCGACTTCGAAAACTCAAGATCCTACAAATATATTGGTGATCTTTGACATTGACGAATCAAGGCAAAGGTTATAATATAAACTTATAATTAAAAGGAGGGCAATATGCCAAATTGGTGTAATAACAATATAACAATAGAAGGTCCCAAAGAGAAGATCAAAGCAATCTGGGACAAAGTTCAAGCAGACCCTGATAAAGGGTTTTTTCAACATCTTGTTCCGGCTCCAAAAGAACTAGACGGAACCACTTCCCCTACTCCAGAACCAGGTTGGGCTAATTACAAAGGTCCACAGCCAGTGGTAGACGGTTGTGATAATTGGTATGATTGGAGAGTGAAGTATTGGGGTACCAAGTGGGATATCTCAATTGATGATTCAGGCTTAGATTATTATGAAGAGGGTGACAAGAGTTATATCAAAGGTTGGTATGACACGGCTTGGGGACCTGCTTTAGAATGTTTCGATACATTCCTAAGAAAACATAACGACATCTATATCACGAATCTTTATTACGAACCTGGTTGTGATTTCGCAGGCATTTATACTGACGGACATGACGATGGTATTAATCCAAGTGATTATAAAGCAGATGACTTCTTAGAAGCGGATAGAGACACCGTAGTAGGTCAATTGGACGAGTGCTTTAGCATTGGTGAAACAATGGCCGAATATGAAGAAGAACAAGAAACAGAAGCAGAACGAAAGGTAAGAGAACTTGTCGTTGAAAAGAAGGCTCAGAATATGCCGGAAAAGGAGATAGCATGAGTAAGAAGTGGAAAATATGTGTTGACCTAGATTCAGCTCAAGAAGATGCAGAGTTTTTAGAAGAGCAGACTATCGTGGCTGACACTGAAGAAGAAGCATTGAAAAAAGCTCAGGCTCTGATTAAAGAAGAAATGATCAGTGGCCCATACTACAATCTTTCTGAATATGATGGAGAGGACGAAGTCGAAGAGGAATCAGAACCTTTCAGTGAGGAGGAATATGGAGTATAGCAAGGTAGACCATAGGCTAGACGATAGGTCAGCAAGGTTTCATGCAAGAGTCATGAAGGCGGATCTAGCCACTCTTGATTATGTTTATAATTCTCCTAGCGGACACAGAGACATCAATGTGGCAAGAGCCACAAACCATGTGACCTGGGACTACGGCAAGGATATGTGGTGTATGGTTGATCATTTGATGATAAACTTTTACATCAAGGCCAAGACAACGGATACCAGAGAACATCTTGAGGATAAGATCAATAGAGATGTGGTTGAGTTGATCAAAGGTCCTAGGTATTATGATTCAGCCAAGGTATATTGCATGATTGACATGGACTATCCAGAAGATGAATCAATATATGATTTAGTTAAAAAGCCGAAGAAGGATAGAAACCCGTGGTCAGTGGACGGCAAAGAAGGTGAGATCACTTATCATGTGACACTTCATATCCAAGAATGCAATAATTCTGACTTGGCTATATATGAAGACTATACCGGCGGTGGAAATTACTTTGATTTGTCAGGTAATGATTTAGAAAGGAAAGTGGCATGACAGAAGATCTAAAGAAGTTTGAAGACGATTCCATTGTGGGAGAAGATAGCAGAGGCTATGGTTTGACCCACTATGTTTTATCAGAAAGATTGATGCAGGTTGAACACTCGACCATCAAAGAAGAAATGAACAAGGACGGACACTCCGATACCTTGATCTATATGCTGGACGGTGGCTTCAGAGGCTTTCACAAGATGAGCCCGGGTGAGCTATGGTCAGAATGGAAAGATGGTGCAGAAGCCAAGTGGTTTGAAATGTATGATGATGAATCACTTCCATATAGCATTTACGAAGAAGATCCGTTGGAGCAAGAAGCAGAACAAGGCAGACAGGGCTAATGATTGTCGTTGAAATAATCGCAGGCATGATGATAGCCAATCTTATTTTATCTATCGTGATGTAGAATAAATATCTATACAGGAGCGATAGATATGGCATTCAAGTTATCTCAGCATTGGAAGGACAAGATCAGAACACGAGCAATGATCAATCGTGGCATCAGTGATCAGGTCAAAGAGAATTACAGAGTAAAATGGGATCACCCAGATTGGGACAAGGGAGAAAAGGTTGAAGAAAAGACCTTTGCAGATCTCGATGAAGCCAAGAAGTATGGTGCATGGGTGGCTCGTAATTATGATCTCAGAAGAGAGGGCAAGGACGAGAATTCAATTGATGTTAGAACAGGATACAATCCGGTGCCAGAGCCAAGTTCAGTGGTGCCCATAGCAATTGAGACTCCATTCGGACTATTGGAGCTCACGGAGATCGATGTGTTTGGAGAAGATGCAGGTTCATGGAGCCTTGTTGATGCATTGGTCAAGACAGGTGAACGAAACAAGGTAGAAGACGATTTCAGATCAGGATAGAGACAACGAGGCGAAAAAGCCATTTAGAGCCTACGGTCGGAAAGCCAAAATTTCAGACAGGGTAAGCCCTAGAGTGCGAAGCACGGACGGTCGCGATTTTTGTTCCGGAGTCTACGCCTCCTACACCAAAAGTCGCTCCGCTGATCCTAGAACCACCATACAAGCCACCTTCGATGCCTCCGACATTCCTAGGAGTTTCTTTTACTATGACTGACGATAAAGGACCTATGGTCTACTCTGTGGACGACGAAACAAAGGAGATTCTAACAGAGTTCCTTAACCTTATAGAAGGCCTAGCAGACCTACAGATGACGGACGAAGCCACCGATGAACTACGACTCCTTAATCGTGATGTAGGAGCACGGTTCGGCATAGAATTCAGAGACATCGTGCTAGAGAGTGATGAAGATAGTGACGGCAATCCTAGGTTCACGGTTAAGAGTTATAGAGACAAAGTAGAGCTTGCCGATAAACGGCCTTCCTATTTGAAACTTGTTTCTGATAATGATGTGAAAGGTGCGCCTGATGGGGCAAGTAATGATGACGACAGGGTTGACTAGAGTGAACCTACGGTGCGTCTATTGGCTCCTAGTCGCTTAACCACTCCTATCACACGCCAGGAAATTTAGATTTCTGTCTACCATTCCAATAGTAGAGTAAGGCCACTTTCGTAGCCTTACACGGCTATGAACACCTAAATAAGTGCGAGGCCCCGCTGTGGAGTTCTAGAATGATGAAGCAAGATGACATAAGATACCGTTGGTACAAGAGTGATGACGCACGGTTTTGGATTGTGGATGAAGTCTTAGGCCATAATCTAGGCTTCTGTCGCAGTGAGTCAGTGGCTGAACGATTGTGTGAGAAGCTGAACCTACTTGAAATGGAAATCGTTTGGAATTGATGGCAGAGTATGGCAACTATGCCTGTCGTCACCGTTCTCCCATGTTTGAAAAACATTTTTGAAACCTATTGGAACCGTACAGAATTGGTTCAAAACCGTGATCCCATGGTGGCCTCGAGAGCTGGGGTCTGGGATGCCTCGGCCCCTACAAACCACATTTAAACGGTGGGGGTATAGTATAGCATCTGGGCTCTATTGTGTCAACCAAAATTTGGCCGCTCCGCCGGCCCCTATTACTATGTGGTCTTTGACCTCTTCACTGAGTGCTTCACTGTATAATGTTCACTAGGCTAGATCACTGCCGTGCTTCACTACGAGTGTTTCACTGATGCTTATTTCTTCTTTGGATTGGTTGATGTGGATTCGCCCCAGATTCTTCTGAGATTCAAGATGATCTCTTTGGTCTCATCAATGCTTCCCGGTTCTGGATTCTTCAGACCTAAGTCCTTGAAATCTTTGGCTTTTTTGGACCTCTTGAGATCATCCTTAATGGATTTCTTAAAAGGTGGGTTCTTCAGTCTCATAGTGTATATTTTAATCCTAGAAGTCAATAAAGTCAAGAGGTTATGTCGCCAAAATCCTGTTCTTCAGAGTCTCGTTTGGTATCATCACTATATGTTGTGATCTATACCTGGGGCCGACACTAGATGTTGTGGCCTGATGCTGAGGTCAGAGTTCGGCCCACCCTTTGAGTATCGAAGTGTCTGTGCCCTGGTTTGATCTAACCTTACTCTTTTTTTGGTGAGCGGGTCTGGTGTTTGCTCCGGCTTATACTATTATAATATGATCAGAGGTGAGATTTGTCAACCATTATCTGCATTTTGGCCCCATCTTTTTTTGACTATATGTTGTGGTGGGAGGGGTGGTCAGACACAAGAGGAATTTCGCCCATCGGGAGCGTAGTTTATTATAACATATTTTGGTGAGGTTGTCAACCAAAAAAAGATTGAAAAAAAGATAAAAAAATGGTTGACCTTTTGGATAGATGGTGCTATTATCAAAGTATAATAAAAAACAACGCCAAAGGAGGGCTACATGGCAGATCGTAAAATCACACTTAATAAAACATTCACCGTTGACCTAGCTGGTGACAGCATATGGGACAAGGAGAGAACCATCAACCCCAAGAGTGTTGAGGTCACAGGGATCACCCTAAGAGAGTCAGATTATGGTGATGGAGACGTCTACTGGGACGCAACGATCACACATGATGGTCCCTGGGAGATCTACACAGACACAGGGTTCACCAAAGGGATCATGGAATTGCTGGGTCCTGGTTGGGAGGGAGACTTCTCAGAACAGGGAATGCAACAGGATGGTCTAGCCCATTTTGACATCCATTCTCACCCATATGAGATAAAAAATCCGCTAGAATTGGAGGCAAATTAGGGGTTGACAAATCCCTAATTTGGTGATATATTAATAGTATGAAAGAGGGCAAAATGAAAAAAACACTATTCGCAACCGTCCTACTCGCAGGTATGGCAAGTTCAGGGGTGGCCGCAGACAAATTAAAATCATTCGATCACGCCGCGGAGTTGACTTCGCAGGCCAAGACCATATTATTTCAAGAATTAAACACCGCAGACGTTCCCAACACAGACCACCAGCAGATTGTATGCCTTGCTGAGAACATCTACTTTGAAGCCAGAGCAGAGAGCATGGAAGGCAAGGCCGCAGTCGCGAATGTCACAAGGAACAGGGTTGAGGACAAGAGATGGCCTGGTACCTACTGTGAAGTGGTACAACAGGGACCAGTGAGGGAGAGTTGGAAGACCAAACAACACGCCGACCTACCCGATGATCAGAGAGTTTATTATCCTAGGAAACACAGATGCCAGTTCAGTTGGTATTGTGATGGCAAGAAGGACATCATATGGGCCAACAAGGAGAAATCAGGTCTGACCATAGAAGGTAATGCAAGGGCCTGGAGAGAAGCAGTGAGAATCTCCATATATGTGCATGGCCATGGTGGATTCAGGGTCAACGACAACACCAAGGGGGCTGTGTATTATTATGCCCACAATTTGGTATATCCTACATGGGCAGATCAGAAGGATTTAACCGTGATCATTGGAAATCACACTTTTATGAAATAAATGGTTGACAAACCGAATAATTGGATATATTATAATAGTATAATGAAACAACAAACAAGAGAGGGCAAATGAGCAAAACAGGACAATGGGTTTATTCAATGCAAGAGGACGCATGGGAGATGACCAGAGAAGAATTCATCGCAAAGCATGGTCAACACAATGTTGACATCTGGGATGATGAAAAGGCAAAGGCTGATGGCGAGCCCACAGCTGATGAGATCAATGAGATGTACATGGAATGGAGGAATGTATAATGAAACTTAATCCAGTAGGTTCAAACATGAACGAAGTTGAGATCGGAGGCAAGAGCATCCTGTTCTCATACAAGACCCCAGTCGCAGGTTATGATGATCTGGGTGCGTTTAGGTCAGAGGATTACTTCTCGGTGACGACCTCAAAACATATCAACAAGTACCTAGGTGGCAAGGATATTGGCCGAAAGGTACCGCAATCATACATCGAAGGGTTGGTTGCGTAATGCAGAAGATTCTCGCAGTATTGATCATGGTCCCCATGTTGGGGGCCTGTTCGATGACAGGCAAGGATATGATCAAGACAGCGAACTTGATCAAGAATGCTTCTAATCTATCCAAAGCTGGTGTCCAGGAGGAATTGATTGTCAAGACCAAGGACATTTTGGATCCGAATAGAGGCGGAGGCAAATGGTAACATTTTGGAAAAGAAATGGTTGACAGATCCGATCCAATGTGTTATTATATACAAACTAATGAATAGGCAATTTCTAAATTTAAGGAGGCAATATGTCTACAAATAAACTATATACCGTGGCAGGAACTTCAAGTTTCAACGGTAAAACTAAGGTAAGGTTTGCGAACGATTATGTGAGCAGATTCAAAATCCTAACCAAAAATGGTCACGAGAATATCGAGATCATGGAACTTGATTCAGCGATGTCCAAAGGCGATATCTGTAAGTTCCTATCAACGCATGAGAAGTTTCAATCAGAAGCTCAGCAATCAGCGATCGCAGAGTTCGTGGTAAGAAACGTCAAGGTTGATACAGCACCAACACCAGCAATCAATGACATGGTCAAACAAGAGGCCGAGTCAGCTGAAGTTGAGACTGAGACTGAATCAGCATAAACTAGCACAAGAACCAAAGACGATTAAGACCTGGGGTTGAATTATAGCCCCAGGCATCGTTGCCCCACATCTTCCATTATAACATATTTGGACAGCCCTGTCAACCGTTTTCTTTTTACATTAATTTAATTTTTTGGTTGCATTTTGGAAAAAAGTATGCAATAATAAAACATAATAAAAACTTAAACAAAAGAGGGCAAATGCAAATAACAGAAAAACAATTACAACACATGGTGTATTTTTTAACACACAAGGCAAACTATAAAGTTGGTTTGTTTGACGATGACATTGATTTTAATGTTAACACTACAAGCGAATTGATTGACAATGCAAAATACTTGATTGACACTTTTTACAAAAAGGGCTTGACTTTTACAGAGGCGATGGAGTGTGTTACAGATTACAGATATGACGACGATTGCATAAATGAAGGCATACAAGAAATGTGGGACGACTATTGCAAGGAGAACAATATTTTTAAAGACTAGGGGTGTTGCAAAAATGCAACAGGTGTTGTAAAAATGCAACACCTATACCTCTAAAAAAAATGGTTGACATATAGCAAAAGAGGTGCTATATTAAGAGTATAATAAGAAACAGAAAGAGGGCAAAATGTTATCATTAATAGGTTTATTCGCAATCGCGTTCGTCATCGTCAAGTACTTCCCGGACATACTGATGTTCACAGTGAAGGCGGCGATCGTTCTAATCGGGCTTTACTTCCTGCTTGGAGCACTCCTTTGGATCTTTGGGGCTTCGATCGCACTAAACATCAATGGAGCATTGTTAGGAATTTAATGGTTGACAAACATCTATTTTGGATGTATATTAATAATATAAACTAAAAAAGCGAGGGCAAAAATGAGTACAGATTTAAAAAGCAGAAACAGAGGCACAGTAGGATTGACAAGATTCTGGGGTGGCGAGAACAGAGGAGCCTGTGTGCAGGTTACTACCGCTAGGGATTGGAGAAAAGAAGGCGACAGATCTGCCGCAGACAAGTTCTTCAATCATGTTACATTAAGCAAAAGCGAGGCAGTTGCATTGGCGCAGGACTTGTTGGACTTTGCAGGCGATACCGCTGAACAAGAGTTCGACGATGCAGTATTGGAGGTACAGGGCAAATGAAGACAGCAATCACGTTCATAGGCTATCTTTTGGTAGCATTGGGTATCATGGCAATGGCCGGATCAGCAGGAGACTGTGATGGCAAGTGTGTGGAGAATGCCAACACCATGTTGGAGATGTTGACATTCGCAGGGCTTGGATTGGCCATGTTCCTATTTGGTTTCATGTTAATTTTACAGAAAAACTAAATTAGGGGTTGACAGTTACAGTAAAAGATCATATACTGTATACATAATAAGAAATTAGGCAATAACAACATTTTAAAAGAGAGGGCTAAATGACACAACAAATCAAAATCAAATCCGGTAGTTACAAGATCAGAGGCAAGGACGTTGAACTTGCTGGCATGGTATTTCCAATGGTGGAGCCATTCAAGGTTGGAGCCGCTGGTGGTTACGTAACTGTTGACGGCAAGGCGATTGCTGGATTCCCAGATCGTAACATCAAGATCAAGATTGACTCAGCAGATGACTATGAGTTAACAAGAGCAAAAACTACTGTTAGAGAAGAGACAGATGAAGAGACCATCGACCGTCTCAGAGAAAGATTCCAAATCCTAGAAGACATGACTCGTGCTTGTAAGAAGGGCGACGTCAGGGCAATGATAGTTACAGGCCCTCCAGGAGTTGGCAAGTCGTTTGGTGTCGAGAAGGTTCTTGGCAAGCATGAGCTGATCGCTGAGCTGGGTGACAGACCTGCGAAGTACCAAGTTGTGAAGGGTGCTATGTCGGCGATTGGTTTATACTGTAAACTGTACAACTATGCCGACAAGGATAACGTACTAGTTTTTGATGACTGTGATAGCATTCTTCAAGAAGACCTTTCACTAAACATATTGAAGGCCGCTCTTGACTCTAAGAAGACAAGACGTATCCATTGGAACACTGATTCATTCAAGCTAAGGAATGAGGGTGTGCCGGACAGTTTCGAGTTCAAGGGTAGTGCGATATTCATTACCAACATCAAGTTTGACAACGTTAAGTCAAAGAAGATGAGAGATCATCTAGAAGCAATTGAGTCCAGATGTCACTACATCGATCTCACTATTGATACTGAGAGGGAGAAGATGCTACGTATCAAGCAGATAGTGAGCGATGGTATGTTGAAGGACTATCAGTTCTCAGAAGAAACAACTGAGAGAGTGATGGACTTCGTGGACATCAACAAGAAGAACTTACGTGAACTGAGTTTACGTACAGTACTTAAAATCGCGGACTTGGCCAAAGCATTTCCAAGCAACTGGGAAGCTATGGCAGAGAACACAGTACTACGTAGAGCCTAGCCCTCACTAACTTGCTCCGAGTACTGTTAGCCCCTGGTAGAGTTGTGCCCTCGACTTTATCAGGGGCACTTTTTTGGTTGACATATCTGGATTTAGACCATATACTCAATATATAATTAGAAAACAAAGAGAGGGCTAAATGAACTACAAACTTTACCAAATACACTTAACAGACGCAGAAGTAGACCAGGTCAATGCAGAAGGCCACAATAGTGTGCCCAAGCAAAAGCTGAAGCTGGATATGAACTTTAACGAGTCACCAGAAGCCATTGCTAAAGAAGGTATGGACAAGGGTTACTTCACACACGTTTCAAACATATACACAGAGCAGGGCCTAGAGGGTGTGTTCGAAGTAGGGAACATAGGCCCTGAAGCTAACATAGAGAGGTTGGCTCCTATGTACTCTGTGAGTGTAGGGGACGTTGTAGAGACTCCAGAGGGTGTGCGTCACGTTGTAGCGAGTATGGGATTCAAGCAACTCGCATAGAATCAAACGATAAACGAAAAGGTCCCGGCTTGATGTCGGGATTTTTTTTGACCGAATGGTCGAGGGGCACGGGGCGTTATAACACAAACTCTACAAGCTACTAGCAAGTGAGCAGGGGTAAAATCACCACCCAGAAATGAAAAGTACTTCACCTTAATTTTTTGTAATCTAATTTTTTTGGATTAAAGACCCTTTTCGTGTACTGCCCAAACTATCAATAGCAATAGTATCAACAGTACTGCATAGGGTAACCACACGTAGTACTTGTATGCTAGTGTGTATACGAATGCCATTATGTTGTGTATGTTGTCCATTTGTAATATTTAAACTTGACTATTACCCAGTTTTATAGTACTATAAGTATTAATATGCAACACACACGTTTAATATTAATTGTCTTGTGTTTGACCTCTTTGATGGGTTGTTCACAGGCTACACTATTAAGCTCTATAGGAGTTGGCATGGGTGTGGCTCAAAAAAGCACTTGGTCAACTGTGTATTCGGGTGTGGATTTGGGCGTGAGTGCAACCACAGACAAATCAATACGTGAACACGTACTAGGCGAAAGCACCACTGACACAGAAGGATCACACCTTACTACCACACATAATAACCGCATAGAATGGGTCACCCCCAAGTAAATTCAAGATCAAAATTTTTTGCACACATATTTTTTTGAGTTATATACCCATTTCGGATTATAGACCCACACATAAATACAGTTGTTACACATATTCATTATTACAGGAGACGGCGCATGGAAGAACCTAAATTCAACAACAAGATAGAAGATCTTGAAGATCAACTGTGGGACATCAAACAAAGGCTTGAATACGTGGAGTCAGTGTTGGAGATTGAACCAGAAGATGAAGATGATGACTATGATCCCACACTACACCCAAGCATGGAAGATGATCACTCAGGTGATGACGACTATTTTGATCAGGATGATCCACTCAAGCACACACATGATGATGGCACTGAGCATTCACATGAAGGTGGTGATCAACCACATGATCATGATGATGACGATGTCAAACCAGAAGACCTGGATCACTCCAATGCGGCCGCATATGACACACTACCCTCAGATGTTGAGCCCACCAAGGACGACAACAAGTAAGGTCATTCACAAGGGCCACTTATTGGCCCTTTACACCTTGGTTTACACAACTTGTGGTAAATAATTATACGTTGATCCCCGCACACACATGGGGACGGAAGTAGGCTTAACCGAAGCAACGCACTTTGTAATGGAGTGTGTTTGTGATAAAGAAAACCATCAAATATAAAAGATATCGATACCTTTCAGTGAGAGTGTTGCAAGACACCGTCAAGGAAGACTCATATGATGTCACGTTCACATCATTTGCATGGCCATCATGGAGACTGTGGCACAAGAACACTGACGAACTGTGCATGAAGGAACTGTTGCAGATATACACCATCAGAGCATGGGTGTTGCAGTGGTTACCTCCTCGTTTAACACATTGGTTGGTCACTGGACGTTAAATACGTGTATGCGTATTTGGATCATGGGTGACAGTTGGGGTGATGAATGGGGCAGTGGTTCCATGCAGGGTGCCAAACCTTCAGAATCATTATCACACACACTGGCCACTGAATTTGACTGTGCAGTGATCAATCTGTGCAGGGGTGGCATAGGCAACGGCCTGGCATTGGACATACTCAAACGTGCCATCAGCAAGGGTGAAACTGCACCCACACACGTGATACAGTTTTGGACTGAGCCATTGCGTGATTGGGGAAAATACTATGATGTGCCAGACAAGCCATCATGGACAGTCACAGATGCAGTTGATCATATTGCCCATGTACAACAACAGCAAACCAAAAGTTTCCGTGAAGACCACGGCCAACCACATTGGGCCATCATAGGAGGTCAAGCACCCATCACACATGATCATGGTCGCATCATAGGAGCATCATTCAGCATTGAAGATTGGAGATCCCAACTGTTGGAGTGTGAACTGGACTACTATGCCAGCCATCTGCTGGGATCATATGGCAGTCTTGATATGTATCCACGCAACAGAAACACATACAAAACCAAAAGAAAACTGTTGGACAGGGTCAATGAGATCATGGATATGCAGATACGTAGCAAGGCATTTCCGGATAATGCACATCCAGGATGGCCTCAATTTCAACCTTTGATAAAAAATTTAATTGCTTGGATACGCAGGACTAATCAAGTATAAGTGCTTTGATTGATTTCTCACCCATGTAGATCTCAACCTCTGCCTTGGACTTGACACATTGGTATTTGACTGATTCTGAATATGTTCTTTCTGCGTGGCGTTTGCCTCTTAGACACACAGCCATTGAATCCTGTATTCTATGTTCCTTGATCTCGTTGTTTACGAACATCAATAGTGCTACCACAGTTTCAATCATCAGTGACCTCCGTTTGCAAATTCACGTTGCTTGTCTTTGAGCTTTTCAACATCAGCAGATATCTTTTCCATCTGTTCTTTGAGGAAGTCAATGTTGACCTTGTTGGTCATGTTGTTTTCTAATATGCCTTCCATCTTTTCAACTGACTTGTACAGATCCTCTATCAACATGAACTGTTCAAGATCGTTTTGGGATTGTCCTAATTCACCACGTGGGTACTTGATCCTGAATTCTGTGTTCTCGGATAGATCCTTCTGCATCAGTTCAAGTGTGGTTGAGTGTTTGTTGAGTTGTTCTGTGATGCCAAAGTAGGCCCACACACCCATGGCAACTGCACCAATGATGGCCAGCATATTTCTTACTGGCATCGATATGTTTGTTGAGTCGCTTATGTTTAGTTTACTCATATGTGTTTTTAATGAGTATTTACCTATCTTTGTTGTAAAGATCAAATAGTGTACGCACCTTGTCTTCCAGTGTGTCAATCCTATTGTACATCTTGGCTAGAACTATTACCAGTGAAACAAATGCCAAAGCAATAGGCCATAGCTGAATTAATACCTCAAGATCCATTGAAAAGCCCCCAGTCGTGTGATGGACACGAACGCAGATATTTATCTACAAGCCGAGTGTAATTATCAGGTATTTTATTTGAGTTTTGCTACTTGCTTGATGATCTTTGCTTTGGTTTCACGTCTGTCAACTTCAAACCCAAACTTGCGGCCATATGCTTCTAGTTGCACCTTGGTCATCTTTTCCAGCTTGGCTTTGGACAGTTTCTTGACTTCATCCTTGAGTACCAGAGGTTCCTCAGTGATGCCAATAACATTTTTCTTAATCCAATTCCACATAATAATCTCCACAAGTATTTAGCAAGTTAAGTGTGCAGATTACTCTGCACACCAGTATAGTTTCTAGTGGCTTCTATTGTGCGTCAGCTAGTAGTTTGGGAAGGATCTTCTTGGATTTGCCCAGCACACGGGTCTTGGCCACTGCATCAGCATTTGATACATCGCCACCCACCACGACAAGTGCAATCATGCCCATGCCTTTGTGCGGAGTGCATTGATACAAGTAAATGCCCGGCACTTCAAAAGTGAATGAGTATTCCTTGTTCATCTTGGATTTCTTGGGCTTGTCAAAGCCATCTGGACCAGCAATGAATTCAACATTGTGTCCTTTGCTTGTAGGCAACCATGTGATGGTGTCACCCACATCAATCTTGGCAACGTCGACGCTGTAAACCATTTTAGCACCATCGTCACGTTTGTTCAGCATATCAATAGTCATATCAGCCGCTGACACTGATCCTGATGTGGCAAACAACACAGCCACAGCAATTAAAAAATGTTTCATGTGAATCCTTTCGTTAGTGCGAGATTGAAACTCTTCACTGCTATATATCGGCGTGTTGTGTGATTATTCTTGATTGTGAATGGGCAACTTCTGTTGTCTGATCCATTCTGCGTGTTGCTCGGGAGTCATGCCCTGTTGTTGTTGCATGGCTGATTGTTGTTCACGTGCCAATCTTTCTTTTTTGGCACTTCTGCTTTGTTGCAGACTGATGTTCAATATCTCTTCCTGTTCACGTATGTGAGTGAGCATATCTTTGGGTTCGTTTTCCATTGCAAAGTATTTATTATACTAAAGTTGGCCTGGGCGTGTTATGGAATGTGTGCAACGGAGTTTACACACGTACAAAGCCAATATAAAGGCGTCTTAAACGCACATAGACGTCTTTGTAGCACGTTTTAGTACTGTGATAGTGTCAAAGTACTTAAACTGCAAATAAGAGCCATTTAGACGGTAAAAACCATTGTTTAAGGAGTCTGTCGCATAGGGGTATAAAAAGGTAGAAGCTCGTACAGAACATCATTTTGTTATGTATGGTGTGCCAAAAATTTACAAAACGAAGGTATAGATTTACAAACTTTACACTCGGCTTATAGAGCCAAAAACCTCGCTACTTTTTTTGCTACCGCTTGTCGCTTTGCTCTTGGAAAAAATTTCGCTACCGATTGCTCTAAATGGCTTTACCGCGGGGCGGTCGCTTCGCTCTTGTATTGGCAATCTAACAAATTGACTTATGCAAGTTAACCGTGTATAATATGATAAAAATAAACCAATTAAATATCTATATGAAAAACACATATACAAAACTAATACAGTGGCACAAAGCCCACACAGATAGAATGCGTAAGCTATTGGGTATCAGTCAATACAGTTCATTGTGGATTTCATTTGCTAAAGGTTTATTCATAGGTATAATCATCACACTATTATTATCCGGTTGCACAACTGTTAAGAAAACTAATATCATTTCAGAAGAAAGAAAACAAGAACTTGGTGCTATTGGAAATATGTTAGGTTGTATGTTTGCACCAAGCTCACCTGAATGTAAACAATTAAGAAAAGACAGTGAAGCATCACAAGACGAACTCAATAAGGAATTTGACGAAATCAAATAAATACTATTGTCGGAAACAAGTTAGGAGAGGGCAATAGTAGATCCATTCACGGCCATCGCGGCCGCAACTACGGCATTCAACACAGTCAAGAAGTTTGTCCAAGCCGGCCAAGACTTTGAAAACACAGTCGGGCAAATGGGCAAGTGGTACACCGCTATATCAGATTTTCGTAAGGGACAGCAGATGCAAAAGAAGCCTCCGTTGTTCAAAAAATTATTTAATGCAGGTTCAGTTGAAGAAGAAGCATTAAATTTATTAATGCACGAAAAGAAAATCATAGAACAAGAAAAAGAATTACAAGCATTACTAAACTTCCGTTATGGTTATGGCACCTGGGATGAACTCAAAGAGATGCGTAGGAAGATTCGAGATAGGCGTGAGAAGGAAGTATACAAACAAGCACAAATGAGAAGAGACTTGATTGAAGCCATGCAGATAGGATTTGCAATTCTAATAGTCCTTGGATTTGTTGTAGGCTTGATGTGGTTCGCATTAGACTTTAGAGGGATTATATGATAAATGCACTTATGGTTATTGCTCTATTGGTTACAACTGATGTATTGGCTGGTGCGAAGACCTACGGTGAGAAAAAAGGATATACGTGGGAACAACAGATACGCAGGGGTGAAAGGGAAAAGCCTAACCTTGTAACAGCACGTAGAGTGTTCATGGGTTGGATAGGAGAGAACCTTGTGTGCATATATGTAGGTCCTGGAAAAACAAATGAAGTTATTACTACTGGCAGAGATGATACTTGTATGGGCAGTATTCAAATTCAATACAGGCCACACCCAGATTTCAATTGGCGTGAGACTGTAAAGCAGATGCGAAAAGACGCAGATTAATATTAACCTTAACACTGGAGAAATAAATGGCTTATTCAAAAGAGCTGTTAGATCACTATGAAAATCCTAGGAACGTTGGTTCGATGGATAAAGAAGACAACTCCGTTGGCACTGGACTAGTTGGTGCACCTGCCTGTGGAGATGTTATGAAACTACAAATAAAAGTTAACGAGAAAGGTTGTATACATGACGCCAAGTTCAAGACGTTCGGCTGTGGCTCTGCTATTGCTTCTAGCTCTCTTGTTACTGAGTGGGTTAAAGGCAAAACATTGGGCGAAGCTGGGAAAATTAAGAATACAGAAATCGCAACAGAGTTGGCTCTTCCACCCGTAAAGATTCATTGTTCTGTTTTGGCAGAAGATGCCATTAAGGCCGCTATTGCAGATTACGTTAAAAAGAACACGGTTTGATACCGTGTTCGAGACGCTGTTCGAACAGTATCTTTATCTTCGTTTCGAATGGCGCCATTCTTGAAGATTGTGTAGTTTGACATCAGTTGATTGTATGTATTCACTGTGATTTTGGGTACGCACTATACCACGTCCATGAACCACATCACCATCTCTATATCCAAATGGTTTTTGTATAGTTACATCTATGTATTGTCCGTAGTCTATTCCTAAAGTAACAAACGTTACATACTTACCATTTTTACCTTTGAAAACTCTACCGTTAGCAATCACTCCTGCAAACTCTACATGATCCAACCATTTTTGTTCTACAAAGCAATTCTTGATAAAACCATTTTGCCACCAACCTGGTTTTGTTTCTATGCCTTGTCTGTGTGCTTCTGCTTGATATACCCAACTTCTATATGATCCTTGACAATGCTTTAAGTTGGCTCTCCAAAACTCTTCTGGGTTGTGTGCTTTTTGATATGCCAATGCCCAAATAAGTCTACCCAAGTTCACTGCATGGGCTCTACACAAACCAAATCCAGATAGTTCTTGTAGTGCCGCCATGGCTTCTTTTTTCTTAGGGTGGTTACCTAGCTTCTCAACAAACTCTAATATCTTTTCATCATTCTTTTTTGCAAATGCTCTGCGATACATATCTGCTTCATACATATCAACTCCTATAAAGTCTGATATGATATCTATGGCATCATCTTCAAACACCACAGAGTCTTGCACAGTTTCCTTTGACCAGTCTTGGAACATAGCGGCCTTTTGCCTGCCACTCATTGCAACAGGACGTATCATTGCAGTAGCAAACACACAGTCATAAACTGACTTTGGTTGTATAGCCCTAAACAATCTTCGCATGGCTGGCGACTCACCTTGTGTTACTCCTAACACATCGCCTCTGCACAACAACGCACTTGTCTTTTCATCTGTCTCTGGATAGTGTTCTAGTTTTGTAATTGAATCTATTTCTAGCAGTTGACTCAAACCTCTGTTTGCTAATATGTCAACTTTTAAATGTTCTAAGTCTTCAATCTCATATTTGTCTAATAATATTTGATTGTCTTGTGATATTAATGATTTAGGTAATTGCCTAGTAAACATAACGATGCCTCCACAATGTTTTGATATTGCTCTCTTCTTGCCTAACAGTTTTCTTTCAATGCGTTTTGCTTCTTTAACATCAATGCCTAAGTTTTCATACTTAAAGTTACGTGGTAAGTTTCCTGTAACACCTAAACGTTTTGCCGCTTCACGTCTTGCACTTTTTTCTTTGAAAGTTACATAGTTGGAAAGTCTTGCAGATTTGCCTGGCCACTTTTTAAATATGCGTTGCATGACATCACCTTGACGCCAATGTTCAAAGTCTATGTCAACATCTGGTAAGTCATCACGTAATGGATTCATAAAACGTGCTACTGGTATATTCCATTTGATTGGATCAACATCTGTTATACCAAGCAGGTAACATATCAAACTTGATCCAGCTGACCCACGTGTCATGTGTGTTAGGTCATCTGTGAGATCAATGATATCACATATTTGTAAAAAGTAATCTGTAAATCTTTGGTTTAGAATTAATTCAAATTCTTCAGCGAGACGTGTTTGATATATTTCTTTGGTCGGTATGGGCCTTTTAAATCTATCCAACAGCCTTTGTATGTTATCAACATCAGTTTGCATTATTACTCCCTGTATATGCCTTGAGCCTATTATGTGTATATTTATTATATTGTGTTTTGTTGAATTATAAAAACTGGCACATTTTGGATAACAAGATTGGCTCTGGGGGTAGGACTCGAACCTACACGGTAAATATATTGCAGTACATCTACCATACGATTAACAGTCGTACGTGTCTACCTATTCCACCACCCCAGATCGTTTATACCTTACTTCTAATCTTTTTACGTTTCCTTTTCTTAACAACTTTTGGTGGTTTCTTCTTTTCAGGCAATATAGCACCTGTTGTAATATAGTGTAACGTTAAAGGGTTGTTAGGATCGTACATTTTTACTTCTTATCTAAGGCCGCAATCATACGTGTCATACCTATTCCGCCGCCAACTCTCGGAAAGAAGTCAAACTCTAGAAACTTTTCTAGCTCTGCTTCAACACGTTCCTGACTGAATAGTTTATAAAGTAGCTTACTGTATTCTCCGTCTGTTATGCTATGGAATGTATCACGCATCATTTCTACATCGCATGAACGTTCCGCACTTCCTATTGTTTCCATACCACCTAGTATAACATCTATCTTCTTTGCAGTTTTGCCATCATCATTTCTGCTCATGTTCCAAAAAGGTGATGTCATTTCAGGGAAGTCTGTTATCATGGTTGTACCAAACTCTTCGTGCATCTTGGTTTCTTCTTCCGCAGTCATTTCATAGTCTTCAGCATGACCATAATGCTTTTGCCATTCAGCATAAGTTTTTTCAGTAGGCTTTTTAAAGCCCAAGTGTTCACATAATTCATACTCCATCTTCTTAAGGTCATCTATATCACCAGGCATCTCAAATTCAAACATTGGAAAGATGATATCATGCCTTCCTGGTATTGCATTTGGTTCCTGTCTATAGGATGTGGAGACACAAAAAAACCCCTTCGAAGAGGGGCTACTTAATAATTCGTGTTCAAGCCACATCTGGCCTGTTTGGGGTAAGGGCCATACCTGGCCTGCGTAATTGTATGTTGCTACGTTGAACGGATCTTCACAAGCGGCTAGTATGCTTAATCTATTTTGTGTATGGACTTCTTCAAATCCTTTATCCAAAAAAAATGACCTAAGAAGGCCAACTGCGTGTGTAAACTTTGTGGGGGATATTAGTTGCGTCATTTATTTTTTCCTTTGCTGTTTTAAGGTCAAAAAAAATTTCAGTCAAACAAACTTGACTGTGTTCTTCTGCCTAACTATTTAGCCTTTGAGCCAATGTTTCAGGCCTTTAGGCTGGTCCTTGTATAACTTGTTACTTGTATCTACAAGTTGTTGACCTATGTGATCAGTAGCAGTAAGTCTTTCATTACCTTTTAGTATGTGCCTATTGAATCCGATTGTAAGGTCAAGTGTGCTACCTGTCACAATGCTGTTGGTACATTTGTCTGCCATTATCTCGTGATTGCTTTTAATCATGTGATTGTATCTTGTATCAATGCCATCACTGTACCATTGTTCGTCATCTTTTTCTGTTACAAATTCTGCGTTGCTTACACTTCCGGTCATGTCGCCCATTACTTTTATGATGTCTGTGTAGTCTATGTCCACAGTGAATCCTGGTATTAGCAGTAGTGTAAATCCTATATTACGTTTTAATTCTTTTATCCAAGCCACCTGTTGTTCAACTCTAAATGAGTCTAGTTCGTCTCTTTGCAAGTAATTTACATAACCCATTACTGCATCAACATGACCTTTTTCATTGTCTGAGGCGAAGTTATCCCAGTTTGCTATCTTATAATTGCTTAATTCAGGCTTGTCTTCAAAGAACCAATACCTATAAGGACTTGTTAATACAACCACAACTATATCATCTTGTGTAATCTTGTGACGCACTTCTTTAACCTTGTGCATGATCCATTCGTTGCTACAACCAATGATACTGTTATTCATCATAGCATCAACCCTTAACTTGTCAGCTAACTGTCTAGTCCAGGTCCAATCAGTTTTGTAGTCTACTGTAAATGAATCTCCAAAGATGTATAATGTTCTCATTCCTTAGGATCCTTTTTATCCATCCATTGGTACTCGTCTGGATTGTTCTTACGCCATTCATTGTCTTTATACTTTGTGTATGCAAGATGATATATTGCACCTAATATAATAGTTCCTATACATAATAAAAATAAATCTATTGCCATAATATTATTAACCCCCATCCATGATTTGCGATTGCATTAGTAATAATTGCTAGGCAAGTTACGATATGTAATACTACCCAGCAAGTTCGAATAATTGCAACTTTGTCCGCTTTATCATTGTCTTGATATGCTTTACTCCCTAGTGCTTTGCACCACACTTCCCACAATTACTCCTCCTCTGAATTTAAGTTTTGTAAAAACGATCTTAGTTTTGTGCTGTCTGTTTCTGCCTTGATTGGCTTAACACTATCACCTTGATTAGGTTCCTTTGGAGTATCAGGTTCCTTATCAGTTGTTACACTTGTCCTTTTCAAGTTATCAAATATAGTTGATTTACGTTTATCAAATTCTTTGTATTCATCATCTTCTGCAAGATCTCTGATACGCAAACTGTCTATATCAAATTCTAAATCTATCTTTGCACCAACACCACTAGAACTTCTAGTCTTCATAAGTTGTATTTGATATCTACCACGTTCACGCATAGCCCTACTTGTAAAGATACCAATTACGTTATCAGCAGTTTGTATCTTACTCAAACCACCTGCAATATGCGAATGATCAAATTCTATTTCTTCAACACTTGCTCTATTCAACTGCGATGCAGTTACAAATATAATTTGTAGTTCCATTGCCAAGTTTCTAAGTTCTTCAGATACAAATTTATCTTTAACAAACAAATCACTTGGACTTACTTTTCTACTCAATGGCATCATCAAATCTAAATAATCAACTAGTATTACATCAATCTTCTTACCAGTTTTGATTTCATATTCCTTAATGAAACTTCTTATGTCATTTGCATTCTTACCACTTGGCATATACTTAATCTGGAAAGCACCAGACTTCTTACCAACCAGTTTTACTTTCATCTCTACGCCATCTAAATCTCTAAATATTTCTCTGCTTGGAACATCAGTCATCATACTATCTAATCTCATTGCAACTAAATTTTCACTCAATTCAAATGTTAGATACACAACGTTCATGCCATTCAATGCCCAATTGACACCTAAGTTTGCTAGGAATAAACTTTTACCTGCACCACTACCACCTGCAAAAATATTAAGTTCACCTTTGTTGAATCCTCCAAACAGTTTCTTATCCAAGCTCTCCCAACCTGTGCTTACTTGGCCATTGTTATCTTTCAATGCAGAAAGTCTGCCCTTAGGATCATCAAAGTAATCAATACCTAAATCTTTTTGTAATCCTATTTGTACTGCGTCTTTGATCTTAGATTCAACTGGACCATACTCGCCTTTTTCTAGCAAGTCAGCACTTTCAAGTATTGCACGTTCTAATGCTTTGTGTCTACTAAAAGTTTCAAAGTCACTCAACAACCAATCATAATGTTGTTCATTAAGTCCTGTTGGAATAGCTAGTTTTACTTGTGGACAATTACTGTTTACTATTTGTTCTGTAGGAAGTGTGTTGTGTTCTGCAACAAAGTTCTTAATAAATTCTGCTGTTGGTTTGAGTCTTCTATCAAAACTTTCAGGATCAAATATTGCTTGACAACGCACAAAAGTTTGTGCATCGCTCAACATAATTTCCAAATACGTTTTCTGTATTTCAAATCCGTAATCAGTGTTTTGTTTCATCATTTACCTTTTTACAACCAGCTTTTAAACTTTTATAGTCAGCACCTAAGTTAGACATACCTCTCATTGTGATTGCTAATTTTTTCTGTGCTTCTGACATACATTGTTCTTCAGTCCTATACAACACATATGGCTTCTCTTTATATTCTGTGCATTCTTGTTTCATTCCCATGTTTCCATCAGACACCATTAAACACATAAGCAACCACATCTCAAACATTACTTATTATACCACACTTGTTGATCAAAGTCAATATGTTTGCTTTCCAATGCCAAAACTGCACCAATACAACTTCCTGGGTCACCAGGATTCTTTGGTACATATATGTAGTTCCAATCTTTACGTATTTTTCTCACTGCATCATTATTTAATGCACAACCTCCTGTCAATATTAAGTTCCGACTTGACAGGTTATTACGACACCATTTGCTATTACTTTGGACTATCATTTCAAAAACATATTGAGTCGCATCTGCCAATCTCTTCATGTCGTGTTCTGTGGTAAGTTCAGGCTTGTACCAATTGCAACCTTTGTGTAAGTTGTGTTTGAATTTAACACCAGGCTTGGATCCATTTAAAGGAGGTTCAATAAATGTTTCAACCATGTCGGTTATAAGTTCTAAGTTTTCTGAACTTGCAATTTCTGACCCCATGGCACCAACCTTGTATTCATCTCTGTTTGCTTGTAGTCCTAGTCTTTGTGTCATTGCACTATAAAACAATCCAACACTATGTGGATACTTTCCTGAAAACACTTGCTTGAGCTTTGCACCTTTGCCTTCCCATATTGTAAATGTTTCAAACTCTCCTATTGAATCCAAACACATGATGGTTGCGTTGTCAAGTCCACTAGTGTAAAAACCATATGCGGCGTGTGACCTATGATGTTGTACATAACTTATAGGAGCAGTTAGATTCCATTTGCTTAGATACTGTTTAATATTATTTTCCTTTCCAAGCCAACCTTGACCTGCTTTGAATTGTCTTAAAGTTTTCAAGAAAGGTTTTTCGTACCAAACAATTTTGTCGGGATTGTTAAAACATTCTTTTTCAAATATGTGTTCCAACATTTTATCATTTAAATGTGGATCATGTTCTATGCCACTGAAGTCTTTAGACAATCCTGCCCATAGACATTCTAAGGTGTCATATGTGTTCTTATTAAAGATTGCCACACTGGCATCATGACTGTTTCCAACAATTCCCCAAATCAACATTACTTACGTTTCTCCTCGATCTTTGTTTCATATTTTGTTTTAAAGTAGTCGTGTGTAACATAAGATGCAGTAATGAATCCTGCTAAGAATACTAACAAATAAATCACAGTGGTGATTAAATTCTTTTTGAAACCACCCTTGCCTTTGTTCTTTTTGTATGCTCTCCACATCCACCAAAAACCTGCAATAGTTAAAATAATACCTATTGCAATTACCCAAGGATTATTTGCGATTGCAACTCCTGAGGCACCAAAGATTAAAAACAATAATCCATTTATATAACACATTGGACACATTACTTACGTTTCTCCTCAATCTTATCTGCAAGACCGTATGCTATTGTTTCTTCAGCACTTAAAAAATAATCACGATCCATGTCTTTCATGAAGTCGTCATAAGTCTTACCTGCTGTGTTGTGTTTCACGTACAGCTCTGTAAGTTTTTCTTTTAGATACTGTATTTCTTTGTAACGTATTTCAATATCACTTGCCATACCTTTTGCTCCACCACTTGGTTGATGGATCATTGTTCTTGCATTAGGTAAAAGTATACGTTTGCCTGGTGCTCCTGCTTGAGCAAGGAATGAACCCATACTACAAGCCTGTCCTAGCACTATGGTTCTTATATCACACTTGACATATTGCATTGTATCATAAATGCTCATGCCACTTGTAATTATTCCGCCAGGACTGTTAATGTAAAAATTAATATCCTTTTCTGGATTCTCACTTTCTAAGAAAAGCATCTGTGCAACAACTATGTTTGCACTATGATCTTCAACAGGACCATTCAACATCACAATTCTATCTTTCAATAGACGACTGTAAATGTCATATGCTCTTTCTCCTCTATTGGTAGATTCGACTACCATTGGTATTAAGTTACTCATCTATATTCCTTTCATTTTTTTCCAGCCAGTATGTAGTATGTAAAACCATACGCCATTGATTGAAGGTTCAATAAGTGCTACTGCACCTGCCTCCCATAAACTTGCACCAGTCAATACTGTAACCACAGTCATAGCAATAACTATGTGACCTGCCGTGTAAATCAATGCCAACATCAGACTAGAACCACTTAATATTTTTTTAAATGCGTTGTGCATTCCTTCGGTGAATTCAGTCATTATGTTTGCCTCCTTTCCCGTATGATACACCCATAACATTGAAACTCATGCTTATACGAGTTACCTCTGATTTGAATGGATATACCGTGTGTTTTAAACCTGCATGGAACAATAGAAAGTCTCCTGTCTTAGGAACAATTTTGTGCGTTCCATTAGAGCCTACTACGTCTGGTCCATACATGAATTCTATCTGTCCAGGACAATTCATGTTAGTGTCCTTTGTATATTCTTCTTGTGCAATTTGTTCTGGTACGTCAATGTACACAACTGAACTTATCATACCTGCGTGACTGTGCATTGGATTAAATTCATTTGCAGTTTGGAAATTTATCCACGGCCCAGTACCTAAAGTAAATTGCATATGATCATAATCATTGTCATTGCCAACGTCTTTTATAAAATGACTTCTCACTCTTTCGTCTTCATACTTTACATAATTTTTTATGTGTGGAGTAATAATATAATTAAACCTGTCTAGGTCTTTGACAACAATACCTAATTGGTCTTTGATGTTACCTGCTAAATCATATCCAACATTATTCCTTGCTGTTTGTGTATCTTTGGCAACACCTTGTAAGTATGTTATCTCATCTTCTGTCAACCTACCGTGATATATTGTAGGCCCATAGGGTCTAATAATCTTATATTCCATATTAATGTTTCGTCGGTCCTTTCATTTGTTCAATGTTTAATCTGGAAACAAATATTGCCTCCATTATGTCATCATAGTCTTGTGGTGTTAAACAAGACTTGTATATTCTTATTGCCTGGGCACACATTACTCCTGCTATTTCTAAAGGATCATAACCAGCTTTGTCTGTCAACATTTCGTTAACTTTGCTTTCTATTATTCTGTATGCTTCTTCAGTTCTATCGTTTTTAATCATAACGTTCTTTCTATTTGTATATGAAAGGATCTTTCTTTTGTAACTCTTTGATTCTCTTTTTGAACTTTCTACGTTCTTTCCAATTTTCAAAAAAGCCAACGATCCTTTTGTATAGTTTCTTTAACCAAACCATTGTTTGCTCCTTAATTTAATTTTTAATTCGCTGTCTTCTGTGGAAGATACTATTGTGTGTAAAGTATACATTCTGCCATACTTCATAACAGCATCATTGACATCTTTTACTTCATCTTCCCAATCAGGCATACTAACTGACCAACCTAGTTCAATAGCTTGTTCAAGTAATTTTTGACCATTCTCATCTCTATCTGGAACTAGAATTACTTTTTTATTTAATGATTTGATCAGTAGTGCTTGTTGATCTTTGACTTCACTTCCTAGCAACGCAACACCATCTACACCAAGTGCATCAAAAGGACCTTCAACAACAATAGTAAATATTCTATTGTAATTTTGTGCATCAAAATTAAAAACGTATCCAGGTTGTTGTTCGCTTAAATATTTTGGATTACCATCTGTAACTTTTCTAGCAGTCCAACCTACAACATCACCTTTGTAGTAAAAAGGCACGATCAGTCTATCACGATAGCCTAGCTTAGGTGTCCAATGAAAGTTGTAGTCATCAATATTGAGTTGCCTTTTCTTCATATATTCTGCAACCTTAAATAAGTTTTCATCAATACCAGTTGGCTCTAGTGCCTGCCAGTCATCCCAGTTGTTGATTGGTCTTGCACCTTCTGGCAGTTCTACAGTTTTAAACTCTGGCAAGGACACAATGTCTTGTGTCAATCCTTTTGTTTCATTGTACTGTAGAACTGCTAGGGCCAATTTAGTAATTGTATCATCTGAGGCGCCTAGCCATTGAAGTAACCGTTTCATCTTTGAGGAAAGTTTTCGACCCTCATTCCAACTTGCTTTGAAGCCACAGTTGAAGCAGTGATAAGAAACACCACCACTTGGATTGGTAATCAAACCGCCACGTTGTCTTGTATCTTGAGTAGTTCCATTATGTGGACAACATGGAGCATTGAAACTGGTCCAACCACTCGGAGTCGTTTTCCGTTTTGCGGGAAGATGTGCGATTAATGTATCAAAGACTAAACTACTCATAATATAATTATAGTATAGTCTTAAAGAAAAGTCAACTAGTTTCTTACTAAAACCTTATCAATTGTTCCGGAAGTTTTTACGTATCTAACTCTCAAATGATTGAACACACCATTAAAATTAATATAGTTTGGTTGTGTGGTATTGGTTAGGTTTACTTTTGCTATGTCACCAAATTTGGTTGATCCAGTTACAGTATTATCTAATGTTCCTTCAATAAAAACTTCACCTACAAAGTCTGTGCTATAAATGGCCGCAGTATGTAGTGCTTCATTTCCATTTATTGCAGGTTGTCCACTTATTGTTTCACTTGTAAAGATATCAGTGTTGACTCCTGTTTCAGTAAATGTTTTAATTGAATATGTATCAGTAGGTCCTGGAAAAGCATCGCCCTTGATCTCAATAGTTCCTTTTGCGTTATAATGTGTGTTAGCATAGGTCAGTGTTTTTGCACTATCAGATGTAGCAACCAAGTATACATTGTAGGCGGCGAACTGTGACTTCAAGCTGAGAAGGTCATTCTCTGTGATTGTTACAGTAAACTGTCCTTTAAAAGAAGGCGTTGATGTTTCTTTGATTGTGCCTTCACGTTCAATGATTTGTGTATTGTTTTCGTCAAACATTACAAAATAAGGCTTGTAAGTATTTAAAATACTAACAGGCTTCTGGTCTGGGTTTTTAATCTCAAAGGTAAGCACATTGTCAATACCTCTGTAGACTGTCATATTTCTTGCGTACACTGGTCTATACTCCGTTATGTTGTTAGTCAGATCTGCTATCAATACTGACTTATTGGTTGCTAAATATCGATATGTTAGTTGCATACACATATTTATCGAGAAAATGTTATTAAAAGATATTGAAAAAAACTTCCCTTATCTAAGCATTGTGCAGTACGGTGGCAATGAATACGTGGGTATCATTAACAACCAGGACAACAATGTTACAAGTATGTACGTTTATACTTTGCTTAGAAGTGATGAAGAAAAGAAACACTTTGTTGAGATGGGCGAAGTATGGTGGCACGAAAGCAATCGGACTATACCCATAGCAATATTTTTACCTAGAGAATTTGCACAATTTAGGCATTGCCTAATTACAATGAATAGTAAAGATGTTAAGGTTACTGCCGGCCCTGTGGTCAACATAGGCAATCTTGCAATCAAACGTGTGAAAAGAAAGAGTGTACAACTTGTACGGAAACCTTTTATAAAAAAGTAAGAGGACCTTCTTTTTCTTTTTTAGCTTCTTCTTCAGCTTTATGATGTTTTGAAGCAACTATGTAAGCAATAAAAAATCCTATTACAGTTACAGTAACACCAAAGAAAAACATTCCTATACCAAATGAGGCTGTCATATAGTTTTTGCTATTGTTATCATTCTTTCTACTAGACTACCAAAGCCCACTTGCCTTTGCATAGTAAGTAAGTTTCTTATACCCAATCCTTCGAAACTTTCTAATGTGAGATGTGCAATTTCACTTCTGTGTTCACCATTGAGTAAGTCAACCAAAACTTTTGCAGTACCTTTTGTAATCCAGGCATCTGCATCATGTTTGTATGACATGGTGCCGTCTTTGTTCATGTGTCCTACCACCCATAAATTACTAGCACAACCTCTAATTTTATTTTCATCTATCTTATCTTTTTCATCTAATGGCGGAACTTCTCTTGCTATGTCAATCAGATATTGAAGTCTGTCATGCCCTTCTAAGGGAGCCATCTCTTCACCACGTGCTTTAATTTTGTCTAGTATCATCTATATCGTTTTGGACTTAATTTTTCTCTGTAATGTTGTGCCTTGAATAAACTGTTGTGAATAAATTGTGTAACTTTATTCTTCATGCTTCTATGGTCACCTACCTCAACTTCCATTTCGTAATCTTCTCGCTTGAATGGAATAACTTGACATATAGGCATACCATATTCAAATGTTATCTCTTCACCCATTGGTGCAGTAAAGAAACTATTGATGTGGGCTTCATGATACAAGTCAGTATCAATGACTCCATTCATAATTTCTAAATTATCATGTTTGTTATAGTAAGGTGCAATTACATAACAACTATATCCTGGAGGAGTTTTTATATACCAAGGATTCATAAATTTAAAACTTCCTTTGAATGTGTTAGGACCAAATGGATATGCAGATATCTGTTCCATTGGATGTGTACTTGCACCAAACAAACTTTGTTGTCCTCCTGGCATTCTCCATCTTATACCTTGCGGTTGTTCTGGTGTTTCAGGAACACGTACTACTTTGTAATCGCTCCACAAAGGAATGATATATCCCATGTTAAGCACATCAAGTATACCTGGACAACTTTTTACTGTCTTTGGTCCACCTCTGTCTATTGATTCTTGTGTAGGTGCTATCTCTGGAGTCTTCTGTTTCTTAAACCATTCAGGCCAAAATTTACTTGCTGGCACTGGTGGCAAACTTATTTTAAGTTCTTCAAAGTTTGTAAAGAATGTTACCTTAGTTGTTTTCATTTTTTAAATTTTCGCATATTAAATTCATTTGTACAACTATGGCATGAGCATAAGCAACTGCGTGTGCCTTCTTAAAGTAGTATGAACCATCACTTGGTTTTACCCACACCTCTTTCATTATGTCTGGCCATGACCTGTCTATAAGATGCCTCTTCGCTGGTCTTATTATCGCCAGTGTTGCCGCTAGTTGTTCTATCGTTGTCGGCTTCAACTTTTGTAGGAGTGAACTGTGTTCTCCTACGTGAAATAATTTGTCGCTGAATTCTTTGTGAGTAAGTAAATCCCATAATGGCTCCTTATGTAAAAGTCTGTTGAGTTGTTCTTCGCTTGTGATATCTTTATATAGACTTACATTCAAAAAGTCTAATTTAAAATATCCTCTATCATCTGCCTCTTCATAATCAAGAGTAGACATATTATCCACAGGGTTATGTGGAATCTCAGTTACATAGACACCAGTGTTGTGTTTTTTATCTTTGTTTAACCTTGCTACTCGATGATTAATTTTATCAAGTATTATGTCTCTGTCAGCAAAGTCTATATCTATATCTGGCATTAGAGTCCTGCTTCTTTCACTATTTCTTTTACTAGCTCTACGTCAGCAACATGACGTTTGAAACGCAAAGCCCAGTGCTGTGGATTCATTACATGATATACAATTTGTAGTTGTTCATCATTAAATTTTCCAAGCATATCTTTTCCTGTCTTACAATTTAAAATTAACCAAGGACTTATTTTTCCATCCTTGATGTCTTGTGTTGCTCTGTTTAAACTTGCATAATTAAAATAATCTTGCCAACGTGCTTCTTTGTCCTCACCCCAATCCATCATTGTTTTTACACTACGTTCTAGTGCAGTTTCAACACTTTCTTTCAATATTAATTCAAGTGCATATTTCTCATACAGTTCTTCTTTGCACCATTGATCCAATTTTACTCCGCTTGTAACAACATAGTCTACATATTTTTCTGGATACAGTGGACGCACATTGTTTACAAACGAACCAAACTTTACAAAAGCATTGTAATAAGGACTGTCACAAAACTGTTCATATGTTTTATCTTCTTTTGCCTTTTGACATAGCTTGTAAAATCTATTGAAAGTTAAGAAGCCTATCTGCACACGTTTCTCATCTTTCTGAAAGTGTCTACGTTTCTTTTCACACATATGAACTGCAAGAGTCTTTTCTCTTGTAAAACTTGCACCACAGTAAGGACAAACAAATGGCTTAGAGCTTGACATCTTTTTTATCCAGCCCGTGGTCTTCTGCGTACTGTTTAAGTTCTTGTTTTGTAGATATTGTAGCAAGTAAATTTACCTCATCTTCTTTCATGTTAGGAAACATTTCTTTTAACCATTTAACTACTTTGACATCACCACCTTTTTGTTTCAAACCTTGCCAAACGTGTTGTCTTGATTTGCGTGATGCGTTGTGCGTTGCACATAGCAACTGCCATTGTAGTTTAGGATGTCTAGTTCCTAGTATGTTCCAATTTTTGTTGTAGTATTCATTTGTAGAAACCACTGCCCATTCTTTTGCATCTCTTGATCCAGCTACCGAACTAGCATATCGATTTAATAACCAAAAGTTAAGTTCTTTTCGTTCTTCATCTGACCATTCATCAAAGGCGCCTTTTGCGTCCATGTCCATGGCCATAAATATTTCATTCAGCGGCAGTTTTCTTTTCGGCTTCATCTTTTATAGTATACCATATTGTCTTTAATCTGTCAAGTTGTTTCTTGAGTATCGGATAGTCTTCTGCATAAGCCTTGCAGTCTTCAAAATCTTGGAATTCAAAAATATCTGGTTGCTTATTGGACTCAACGAGCCATCTTGGTATTTTGTTGTTGTCTCTGTATTTGGCATACACAGTATCTCCCCCATCTGGTGATTCATAAATTAAAGGTCCGTTTTTTTTGGGCATAGTATTTCCCTATGTTAAGTTATTATTATTTTGAAACTTTTGTGCCAACTGTGCGTCTGACAATGTCGTCATGATTGAATTCAGCCCAGTACAATTCAAAAGCAACTCCATCTTCTAAGCCTTCAAATTGATGCACCTTGCCAGGTTTGACTTGCGTAAAGTCACCTGCTTCAAGAATTGTTTCATCAACCAAACCTTCCTGATCATCTTGCCAAACTCTAACAATCATCTTGCCAGACTCAACAAAGAAGCCATTCCATTTGAATTTGTGTTCGTGTTCTGAACACTTGAAACCTTTCTTAAATTCTATTCTATGAAACTCAAGAACTCCATTAGCATGAATGAGTTCTGTCTGTCCCCATATCTTACCTGCTTTCATCTTTATCTCCGAAATACTTTTTTGAATACCATTTGTAGAATGCTTTGTCAGTGAAAAATTCTGCTATGTCTTGTGCAGGAACTTGATCTGATCTAATACAATCTGCTAATGCTTCATATTCATATGTGTCTACTTTTCGTGTCATTTTTCTATCCTTGTTAGTTCTTGCTAATGTTTCAACCATGCGGTCTGTAATCTCCTGTCTATCTATCACGTATCAATAAACTTAAATAACTTTTCCACAACGTGACCGTCTATGTTTACATATCGTCTGTGGTGTGTTGGATTTTCACGTGGCGTAACTCCATGTAAACTATTCACAGAATTTAAAAAACAAGCCATAGTATTTCTCTTATAAGGAATATGATCTACAACTTCAATGTCTTCTGCTACTGCTTCTCTGCCAGTTACTCTACGCCATTGTTTGCCTGCTGTGTTTCTATAAATGTTAAGTCCACCATCTTCTTTGGTATCTTGTGGATTCTTAAAATAAAACAAACAAGCAAATAATTCTTTTGATTGATCAACGTGCGGTGTTCTAATCTGTATGTGATCCTTTGCGTTTACAACAAATTGCATTTCCATTCTTACTGTTGCACCTACTGGATTTCTTCTTGGGCTTACATCTGATCTTATATATTTTGTGTATAAGTCTTCTGCAAATCTACCTTTAGGATATAAGTCAGTCATTGGTTTTCTAAATGCTCTTACCACCTCATCTTTGTATTGTTTGCTAGAATGATATGCGGCAAAGTCTCTCCACAAAGGAGTGACATGGTTGTAATCAAACTCATGTTGGCAATATCTTGCAGTACCAAAGCCGCCTTCTTGCATCTTTGTGATATGTTGTTCAGGATATTCTGCTTCTAATCTTTCATACAAGTCCCATGGTAAAACTTCAGGTATGTGTATGTAAGGAAATGGATCTGTCTTTAAATGCAGGTCAGGATTAAAATTTTGTAATACACTTAGGTTCATTTGTACTTCTTTCCGATCTCATCGCTTGTTATATTGTCGCCACTGTACAAATGTTGTTGTGGAATCTCAAATGGTGCATCAACTTTTTTCTGTATGATAGCACAAACCATAGGGTCACGTTCCCAACTATCAAGTTGAAAATCATTTCTATAACCTTTGTATCTACGCAATTTTTCCACTGCACATTTCTCCAAGCGGTCACCGTTACTTGTACCTATCCACAAGCCTTTTAGATCATAATTGTTTTGTAATGCTAAACAAGGATACAAGTTAGGTTGTGTGTTAAAGAAACCATGATCAACCCAACGGTAAAAAGGAAGGACGTGGATCATATATCCACCTACCTTTGTTAAATCGTGTGTGTTTTTGTATACTGTATATTGATTGAAAACGTGTTCACCAGTACCATTGTTTGTTACTAAATCAAATTTTTCAGTCCAGTTATATTGCTTACTGATGTCAGTGTTAAGGTCCATTGCAACTGCGTCCATGTCTGTGTTGACATCTATTGCAAGATATTTTGTAAAACCTAAATTTAGAAAAAATTCTTTTGTTGATGTAGGAGTTTTGTGTATACCTAATCTTTGATACAGTTTTGATCTTGATTTGTTATTTTTTAATCTTTGATTACCTAGTTCGCAGACTGTTGGACTAGGCTTGTTGAGTATGTCATCAACAACACTATCAATGGCAGTTGTAATTAAATTTGTAAAACTCATTTTACTCTATTCCCTCTCAATGCAAAGAACAATCCTCCGCAGTATAACATTAAATGAAAGTGTTCATACAGTATCACATACATTATACTTTCAGGCTCGCTAATAAGTATTACTCCTGTCATTATTCCGCATATTACTATTCCTGAAAAACGTGTAAGCACATCACCTACGCCAGGACGTAAAGCAATAGTCAACCCGCCCACAAATAATAATATACCTGCAAACAATTCACCCCATGCTACAAAAAACCAAACGGTCATTGGCAAGCCAAATGCTTCTGCGTCTTCAATATTTAATGGTAGTTTTTGTAATCCTTGTAATATGAAAACTATTGCTAAAGGAGTTCTGATTAACCAATTTGCTCCTTTGAATTCAGGAATCTTTTTTAGATAACCTTCTAGTTTTTCCATTACTTACCAAGCACAACGATATATTTGTTATTAGGTTGCACTTTTCCTTTTTTATCTGTTCTTGTTTTTTCTACAAATTCACTGTGTAAAAATTTAACGCCAGGCATATTTTTTTCTATTTTATCTTTCCACCATCCAGGAGTCTCAACAATTAAATGTGCATTTCTTCCATCTGGTAAAAACTTTTTAGCAGGACTAGTTGCTATAATTAAAAATGCAATCTTAGAGAATGTTTCGTTAATGTCTTTCAAAACATTGTCTAAAAAAACAGGTTCAATGTGTTCTAATACGTCTGTGCTTATTAACATATCAAATGGTCCTGGTTGTCTTTCTTTAAAACTTGGATGTCCTGGATCCCAACCAACAGCTCTAATGTCTGGATAGTTTTCTTTTACTGCTTGAATTACACCACCTTTGCCACAACCATAGTCAAATACACTTGTAGGTTTGTGTTCATCTATCCATTTTGCAATTGGTTTAAGTCCTTTAGCATCACCAAATGATGCTTTTTGATCATGTAATTGTTCTAGCTGAATTACATATTCTTCACTAATTGTCTTCATGTTTGTCTCTTTCTTCTTGTCTTTTTCTATTGTGGATAGACTTTGCATAAGATCCTACACTAGAAATATTAGTAGTATTTAACCTTGACATTTCTTCTGCACTAACAAGGTGGCATTTGATCTCAATTGGTTTATCACTCAATGGAATGATTTGCAACCAAGGATCTCCAGTGTTAATTTTTACCCTTGAATTGAATGGTATCATTATATTGTTTAATAGTGCGTGTTGATATTTGTATTCAATTATTCCTGGTACACCCCAATAGGCTAATGGATCTTTATGATGCCATTCTGGTTTTATCCACATAAATTGCACACCAGTTTCTTCTTTCAACAACCAAGGACTTCCTACTTTGACGTGTGCATATCCTGGCTTGTGAAAGTTCCAATCTTGTTCATCGTGTGGCAGTAATGCTGTGTGTTCTGGAAACACTCTTTGATTTAATTGGCCATTTGGTCCACACTCTAAATGAAGTTCACACCAGCTAGGAATAATTACTCCTTGTTTAAGTATTTCATTTATAGCAGGACATTGTTTCATGCTACTTACAGGCACAGGAGATCCTTCTGTGTGTAAGTCTGTTTCTGTTCTACTTGCAGGTAATTTTTTCCACCATTCAGGTATCCATTTCTTTGCAAGTTGAGGCTTACATTGATCTAAAACGTATTGTTGGTTTGTATAAAAATTTAATACAATTTTATCAGATGAGTAATCCATAATCTATTGTTTCGCTTTGTCTACTAATATCCTTGATGAACCATGCACACAAAGGATTAGGTCCGTCAGTGATTGGTGTGCCAATAAGTTGTCCATTTTTTGTTTTAGGAAAATACCATTTCATGTCATTGTAGAAGTTTGTTATTTTTACATTACCCCATTGCATTGTATAACCTGTCAATGGATTGTACAGGAATGCTTCAAAGCCTCTGTCATTTAAACTAGTTAACGGAAGTACTTCTATGTCTCCTGCTCCTTCACTATCTCCTACTGCTAGATGCCAATCAATAGGCATAGTTATTTCATGTCCGTTTATTTCTATAACCATTGCTGGTGAATTAAAACTTTCTAAAAATATCAAAGGAATAAAAAAGAAGTCAGGCTCTTTTGGATTACTGTTATCCAGCACACTGAATCTCACATCATCTTTAAGTTCAGATGGCAGGTTATTCAGATGAAACGTTTTGTTATCTAATGTTAATATTCTCATTGTTTTCTCTTTTTCATTATTTCATTAGGAGTAAGTTTACCTGTATCTGGATCTAGTTTATTAATCCTGCAACTGAATAAGTTTTTACGTCCTTTACTTGTTACTAAGACTGGTTGACCTTTTTCATCAACCTCTATGCTTTTTATTTTTGTAGTCACGTTCCTAAAACGTCCTACTAAAATCTCGTCACCGACTTTTATATCGACTGTAAATTTTTTCATGACCAATCAATTTTCTCCATTGTAAAAGGATACTCTGCTTCTCTATAGAATTTTTTCCTTTGTGTTAAATGCCTTTTTGCATACTTACAACTTGATGTCAAATCCCATATTTGCACAAAGTCCTTGTCTTCTGCCTTCCTAATACCTCTGCCTATTGATTGAATTACCCTAACAAATGATTTGCCAGGTTCAATTAAAACTAAATTAAAAATACGTGGAATGTTAATGCCAACAGCCGCTACTCCATATGTAGCTATAAGAACTTTATTTGTTGCTTCTTTGATTTCATCATACTGTTCTTTACGGTCTTTGAGTTTGACATCTCCTTTGATAAAAACTGAATCTGGTATTGCTTCTTGTAGTTGCTCTCCTGCACTAATCCTGTCAACAAGTATAAGTGTGTTGCCACTATCCTTGATGCCATGACACATCTTTGCCAAGTATTTTATTCTATCTTTATTTGTAACAAGATACTTCAATTCTTCTTGATAAGAATTGTAAACAGTTGTATCAAGCAGTTGCACAATATTAACATGACACTTGCTCAACACATCTTTGTCTTGCAATTCTTTAGCACTAATTTGATTTATAACTGGACCTATACTTGCTAATATGCTTTGAAATTCAAACTGTTCTTTTGGTATAGTACCTGTTAATCCCCAACGTATTGGAGCATTTTTTAAATTTTGTGTCAATAACTTTTTTAATACTTCTGCTTTTGCTTGGTGTACTTCATCAATAATAATTGTTTCTACACCATCTAAAAATTCTGCTAGTGTTAATACTGCTTCACCATCTTTTGTTTTCTTATCTAAAATATTCAAACTTTGCCAAGTACAAATTGTGTGTGTCTTACCTAGTTCTTTTCTATCTCCAAAGTACACGCCAACATCTAATCCACAGTTTACATAATCTTCTTCTGTCTGTGTTACTAATGATTTGTTAGGAACAATTACCACTGTCCTACCCAACTTCTCGCATAAGTGCGATAGTGTTGCAGTGATGATTGTTTTACCTGCTCCTGTGGCAACCTCTTGTAAGCATTGAGGATTTTGTATAAACTTGTTTACTACTTCTACTTGATAATCTCTTAACACTATTGGCTCACCCTCTGCAGGGTGTCCTTTAGGCCAAGTCTTGCCTTGCCAATAGTTTTCGTCTATGGTGTTAAAAGTAAGGTCATGTTTAACTCTGTTGTCTTTGATTTCTGCAATCTCTACTCCTGCATCAACAAGTGTGTTTACAATGACATCCATATGATTAACATAACCACTACCACCAATTCCGAAAAAAGATATATTTCCATCCCATCTCCCTAGTTTGTATTGTGGAAGATAACGTGCATAAGGCACCTGGAACTTTAGCTTGTTTGCAATCTTACGTCTATATTCTACAGGTAAATTTTCTACCTTGACGTTAACTTCATCTTGTATTACTATTCTACAACTTATCATATCATATCTGCTTTATAATATCCATACCCATAATGTGGACTCACGTCTTGATCATATTGTATTATAAAATCATGTCCGTGGACGTAATCATTAATAGTGTGTGGTGTTTTCTTACTGCCTATTTGGAAAATGCCTTTTGGCCTAAAACCTTTTTTCAATAATGGTTTAGGAACTTTATTATTACTAATATACACTATTCTTGTGTTTTTGTCAACACTATTATTTAAGCCCCAGGTAGTGACATAACGGTTAAATTGTATTGCGTTATTACCCTTCTTTGTGTCCATTCTAAACATAACGGACATTTCATTCCTTGGAACGTAATTTGTAAACAGTGAATTAAGCAAACTCAATTCCTCGTAACACTTGTTCTGATCCAAAAGAATTAACAAAGGATATCTTTTCAACTCATCAACCATTTCAAGCACTTGCGATACTTGCCAAGTTTTTGAATTAACACAAATTAAATTTCCTTCACGATTCAAAACTTTATTCGTTAATGTAGTAAGATTTTTTCTGCTTTTTGATAATGCTGTTTCATCAAAGTGTACTAATCCATAGTAATCTTTTCTATCATAATATTGATACAAGTTTTGATAGTTTGGTTGTCCTAATTCTAACAAACAAATGTCCTGTGCTTTTTCAGGCAAATGTTTAAAATTAAAATTGTATATGCCTGGAATGTAATCTTGTGGGTTTTGATTAAATGATTTTAGGACATCATAAACATTTAATACTGCTTCATCTATTTCAAATTTGTTTTCAAATTTGTTTGCTATGTTAACTAATTTCCAAATGTACTTTTCTTTATAAGGAAAATAATGTGTGTGTTTGTCATAAGCATATTCTTTATCGTTGTTGTTTTTTAATTCTTCTATATACTTGATAACTTTCTTGTTAAACGGAAATCTAATCGCAACGGTATCATGTTCAAAATTATATCTGTCTTTTCTTTTGACACGTTTGATCCAATGACTGCTATCAATTTTACGTAAAGGACTTCTAAGTTTTTCAACTGCTTCTTTTAGATCAATACCGTGTGCTTCAAATTGATCTTGATAATATTCAAGTAATAATTTTTTTGCAAGTACATATTGTTTGTCTGTGAGAGCAACACCTCTGAACACTTGTTTTGCAATACTGAACATGATATTAGCATTGTCTTTGTGCAATTTGAATCCTTGCACTACGTTTATGTCAGGATCTTGATGATATTTAAGGTCAGAAATACCAGCCGCTATTTCTAAACAGTCCTCAGTATTAAGTGCTTTTTTGGATATGGCTCTATTGTGCATTCGTATATTATACGATATTATAGCACAGAAGTCAAGTGTTTTAGTGGTTCTCCACCAGCAATTTCCTCCAATGTCCATTCTGTATGTGCTATGTCATTAAGCCATTGTGTTCTGTCAGGACGTAAAGGATCATTGATGGTATCATAATTTGGATTGCCTACTTCATAGGCTAGACTTGCTTGGCTAACAAATACAGGCACACCATTGATTACTGAATGTGTAGCAGGGTTACTGCTATGATTGATTACTGCATAAGCACCACTACAACTGAAGTCAAAGTCGTCATATGTGTCTTGTACTTGCACAGGATTTTGTCGATAAACATTTTTAAAATCTTCTTCCAAGTTGGTAACAGGAAATCTTGGGTGAGGTCTCCAAATTATATCTCTGTCTGTGTGTTCTCTTATTTTTCTGATTTGTTCACTTACCCAACTCGACATACTTGGATTGTTACGCCATTGATGTGAACGTTCATGTTGTCCTACTATAACTATGCTGTCTCCGTTGTTGTCCCAAGGTTTCAGTTCAAGTCCTAATTTTTTAGCTCTTGTGTTGTCATTCCCTTTTGGACCAAAGTATGCTTCTCGATTAATTCCGCCAACACCAACTTTCCAAGTGGTACCACGTATTAATCCACCAACTTCTAGTACAATTATTTTTTTATTGTGTGCATGGAAATCGTCCCATACTTTTTTGTTAGGAGCCATTCTACCATTCCAAAGAACGCTCCAAATAACACCAACGTCACAGTCGTAAGTATTATCAACGACCACATGACCATTACTGCTAAGACTATCAGCAAAGGCGTCAAATACTGGTTTGCTATTTTGTGCACCATAATCTCTAAATAAACTAAACTTCATGATAGAAGGGTTACTATTTTCCCTGCAAGTCCTTCGAACCAAGCCTCGTCGTGACCTCTTGTTGTTTCAGCGGCTGTGCCTATTCTTATACCACTTGTCTCTACAAATGATCTTGGATCATTAGGTACCCCATTCTTGTTTACAGTTATGCCATTTTCTTCTAATAGATCAGCGGCTTCTTTACCTGACCATTTTGTATCACTTAGATCCAATAGTAGTATATGACTATCAGTTCCGTCAGTTAATAATTTGTATCCACTTTCCTTAAACACTCTTGCCATTGCCTGTGCATTAGCAACTACCTTGGCAGAATAATCCTTGAAATCATCCGTGTTTGCTTCGATGAATGCCTGTGCCTTTGCGGCAATAATATTCATCAATGGTCCACCTTGTGTGCCTGGAAATATTGCACTATTAATTTTTTTTGTGTAGTCTGGATTGTTCCATAGTATGATTCCGCCTCTAGGACCTCTCAAAGTTTTATGTGTTGTACTTGTTACAAAGTCTGCATAAGGCACTGGACTTGGATAGGCATTACCGGCAATCAATCCTGAGTAGTGTGCCATGTCTACCAATAAGTATGCACCTACCTTATCTGCTATGTGTCTAAACATTTTAAAATCAATAGCTCTTGGATATGCACTTGCTCCTGCAATAATCATTTTTGGTCTTATCTCTTGTGCTTTTGCCATTACTTCTGGGTAACTTAACCAACCTTTTTCATCAACACCATAATGATGTGCTTCATATACTTTGCCTGATATGTTGACAGGAGCACCATGGCTTAAATGACCTCCACTTGCAAGATCCATGCCTAGTATTTTATCACCTGGTTTTAAAAAAGCAAGATAAATTGCTGTGTTGGCATTTGCTCCACAATGTGGTTGCACGTTTGCAAATTCACAGCCATATAATTCTTTCAGTTGATCTATTGCAAGTTGTTCAATGCTGTCCATGTGTTCACAACCATTATAGTATCTTTTGCCTGGATATCCTTCAGCATACTTGTTTGTAAACACCGAACCCGCTAGTTTCATTACGTCTTGTGATGCAAAGTTTTCACTTGCAATTAATTCTATAGTAGACGTTTGCCTATCTACTTCTTTATCTAATATTTCAAAAACTCTTTTATCCATTTTTTATCCTTGCCAATATGATTCAGTGCGTGGACTTAACAAATCTCTTTGTCTACTCTTACCTTCTTCTTTTCTTACACCTTTAAGATGATCAAAGTATTTTCCAAGTTCACAGTTAATAAGTGGATGGCCTTCACCATTAATAAGATGACCACTGAAGTCTTTTATGTTAGGATGTTTGGGTTGTATTTTTTTCAATACTTCCCAAAACACATAACTATCGTGCCATTCTTCCATGTTGAAGATACCATTGTTTTCTGCTTCGTCATACACACGTTGAAACTCCTGTAAGAAAGCATTTGCTCCTTCGGTGCGTAATGTAAGTCCATAGAATCCACACTCTGGCCATTTTTTGTTTCTACCTAAGTAGTGCAACCATTGTGATTGTGGAACTAAATTTCTAAATTCTGTGTATGTAATAGGACTGTGTACAAACGTGTCTGCGTCCATCCAAACTAAAATATCAATGTTTGGATCTTTTGCAGTTTCAAAAACAGCATACACTTTGTTTGCAAATCTAACTGCGTCCCATTTAAATTCTTTATGATTATCTCTTGGTCTTCTTGCAGGCCAAGGACATTTGCCATTTGCTTTAGGCACATCTTTCCAAGTGCGTTTGAATGTTTGCAAATCAGGTAGTGTGTTATCTGCATCTCTGATTTCTATTCTTGGATCATTTGAAATAGGGTGACACTTTTCTGCATAGACAATAAGTTTTATTTTAGGATCAACCTGTTTGGAAAATGAATCTATAAACCTTTGCCCATACTGTTTGAGCCCAGGTTCATGAAAAGTTGTTACGCAAGTTACATTTAACATTATTTAAATTTCCCATCTACTCTTACTGTATAACTAAAATAAGGCATAGAATCTACGCCGTGATAGTCTTTAGTATTATATGAATATGCTTTGTACTGTAAGTCTCCTTCTGGCACGTAAAACTTCTGTTTATTCAAGCTATCGTACACGTACACGGGTCTATAACCTCCTGGGTGGAAGTTAATAGTATCAGCTACTTCTTTGTCTAGTAACGTGTCTCTATGGCATGGAACAATACTATTTGCCCATGATCCATATATAACACATCTACCAATTTCTTTGAAAGGTAAATCATTGTATACACATTCTTTCAGGTAACCTAATCCTAAATCGTCATTCCAATCTGATGTATCATTCATATTATCCGCAAATGAACTTTCTTTTACATCAACTACAAAGAACCAAGGTAAATTTGTTCTGTGTTTGAAATAAAAAAATTTTCTCACTTCATTTTGTGTGAAACCTGCAGGTATATCATGTGTATGTTCCATTAGTGCTTCGTCTTCAAACTTACCATATTGTTTTAGTTCTGGTGGCATACTGCCTCCTACCTTTGGCCATTTATCCAAAGGATTTTTTGCTAACATCAAACATATTTCGTTGTCTAATTTTTTCCAATCCCAGTCTAATGTGTATTTTGTAAAATTCTTAAAAGGCTTTCCTTCAATGCCTAACATCGGACTTTCCTCGTGTTCGCACTTGTACAGTTTACCTATACCTTCTACTTCTTTTGTATCAACTAGTTTCATTTCAAATATTTTTTCATCCATTGCCAAGCAATCCCACTACGTAAGTCTGCAAAACTCCAATGACATTGTGCAATTTTTCTAATCCAAGCTTCTCTATCAAATGTTTGTAAATTATTCATTTGAGATAAATCTGTATGACACACTTCTTCAACTTGACTTGACTTTGGATCTTCTACTATAATTGGAACACCTTCTATTACACTCGCTACCAAAGGTGAACTGTTAAATCCTATTGTACAAAACGCATGAGCAAGATCATGTTCTATGTGTTCACCAAAACTTACTCTGACATTATCGCCTACAATTTGTTTTACATATTCAGGAGCCTTCTTGTCTCCAGGATGTGGTCTAACAATTATTGGGCGTGTAGTATATTGTCTAATCTGTGCAATTTTATGATTTGCCCAAGATACAACATCTTTACCTTTCATACTCCAACCGCCATTACGTTGTAAACAAAGTAATACAGTATCTCTTTCATTTATAGACCAAGGCTTTAAACTAACTCCTAAATCTCTTTGTATGTTTAACCAATTTTGATCTGTGTATTCGTTATTACAATAAACACCTGTATCATTGAATACTCCATTTATACTGTATCTTAAATAATGATGTGGTGCATTTTGTTTTGCTTTGTATAAAAATAAATTGCTGTCAGCAGTTATAAACCATTTGTTTCTTGTGTTACTTGCTATGTTTCTTCGTAATTGTATATGAGGAACGTGTGCTGACTTATCATGAACAAAGCCCTGCATCATTGCTACGTCACAATCTAACATTTCATAACCATCATATACCAATCCATTATCACCAGCTTCTCTAACTCCAGTGATAAAATTTTTTATTATATCAAGTTTATGATTTTCTTTTTGGGGCTTATTGTTTGCTTTTGCTCCAGGTGGTATTACTTTTGTGTATCCAACAACTCTCATTTACCTGCTCCTAACTGTTGCCAAGCATATCCACTTAACATCTCATCATATGTAAATTGATTATTGCTTAGATATCTACACAGCCAAGTAAGTTGTTTTCTTCCTGGATGTTTTACAAATTCTATTCTTTCTAAACGTTTTTCACATAAGTCTTGAGCACAGTTAGGACCTAATACTATTGCAGGTTTGCCATATATCATAGCTTCAAGTGCCGCAATACTGTTAAAGGTTACCATACAATGTACATCATCATCAAGGGCTTGTTCTATTGTGTTGACAGATACTCTGTCTTCCCTGCTTGGCTTTTTACGTACTTCAATTGGTCTTGATGTATGTTTCTTTATTTCTAATATAGTTTCATTTATCCATTGATCCAAATCTCTTTCAAAGTATTTCATTACTTTTTCACTTGGAGGAACAATCAATATTTTCCTTCCAGGAACATTGTCCTTAAATGGTATTGCTAGTCTTTTCCAACGTTCGCCACCATACAAATGCTCGTTGCCTTCTTTCTCAGGCATATGGAGATTTTGTAATGCGTTCTTTACTATTCTGTGATAAATTTTTTTGCCGTTTGGATTATTTGTGCTTGGATTGTTACCAACGTAACCTGTGTCCATGAAATAAAAGTCTTTGCCTCGGGCAATACATTCTTTGATTATTTTTTGTTTGCCTAGCCCTCTCACAAGGAACGGGGCTGGATGAGCCCAGTAGTCATTTATGTCATCTGCTCTTATGTATTTTCCGCCACTGCCTAATGCCATTGCCATAACAAAAGCATCAACTATACCAAAAGAACCTTTTACTTTCTTTTCTACTTTTTTAATACCACTGTCTATGCAAATTAATTTAGGATTTCTTACATCACTAAACATATCCGTAATGGCTCTTATAGCCTTAGAATTATCCTGTACGGCTACAGAATAAATTATTTCATCAATTAATTCTTTTAATCTATTTGGTAACACTCTAGGATCCCATTCTCCAAGTCCTTCACTCACCTTTGTTCTCCATCATTTGGAATAATGCGTCCTTCCATACCTGATGATAATCACAGTTTCTATATTCTTTAAACCAAGGACCACCTTCGGTATAATGCAAGGCTCTTGGTGTTCCATCATCATACCAACCTACCAGGTAGTTCCAATCCTTTGGTAGTTCTCCTATTTCACTGTCTTTCAACCAACTAAATCTGTGAAAATATTTTCCATCATAATTAGGATTGTTTACACTATCGATAGTAACTTTCTCATTACTAGGATGTCCACAGTTCCATAAAACCACAGAACTCCAATTCTTTCTTGGATAGACAGTTTGCACTTGTCCGTCCATCTTGATGCCTGGCTTTGGCGTGTAATCATGTTGCACACACATCACAGCATACTTGTCATCTGCCAATGCAAATAAATTATCTACATTTTCTAAAAACACAACATCACTGTCGCAAAACAAAGCCCAACCTTTGTAATTACATAAATGAGGAATCAAAAATCTTGTAAACGTAAATTCTGTACTTGCAAGTTTATCAACTTCACGCCAATACAATTTTTGATCTCTTAAATCTTTTTGGATTAAAGGTATGACTTCTGTTTCTGTGTTGAAACGTTTTAATGAGTGTTCACATACTTGATAAGCAATATCTTCTCTAGTGTCATAACCAACAAAAACTTTATTTTTCATACATAACTTTCTGACCAACAACTTGTGGTCTTGTCTGTGTAGGATCAATGATAACTTCTGCACAGGACAAATATTCGACTCCTACGTCTTTGCCGTAAACCATCTTGCCATGATTCATAACACCATTCAATAGTTTGTCTCCGTAGATATCAAAGAACTGTTCGCATTGTTGGTAATCCGAAAATTGTATTTGCCAACTGTATAAGTTTTCTTTAACGTCAGGAGTGTTTACGTAGAATAATGTTGCTAAAAAAATGACAGTCAAACTATTCATACTATTGGTCCTTCCTAATATAAACCGAAGTTTCGTCAATAATACTTATGTTAACACTTGGTCCAAGAACCTCATGAAAGGCTTGTTTGCTACCTTGCCAAGAATGATAGTCGTCCAAAACCATGTATCCTCCTGGCACTACTCTTGGCCATAATACTTGTAATTCTTTCAATGTAGACTCATACCAATCTGTATCAAGTCTTAAAAATGCAATTTTGTTTGGTATATTAGTTGTATCATTCAGTGTCCTACAAACGTCACCTTTAATAAAATTTATTTTAGCAGGTGGCATTGAAAATTTGTATAAGTTTTGTTCCACTTCTTCTATTTCAGCTCTACACCATTGTGCAGTTCCCCATTTGGCTTTGGGACTGTCTTTTGCATAACCTATTGTGCCATCTTTGTTTATTTTGTAATCTGCATCTGTTGGTTGCGTCATTCCTCCAAATGTATCATATAACCAAAAGTTTCTATTGGTGTTTGTGTTGGCTAACCAGGACACAATGATTTGTCCACCTTTCCAAACTCCACATTCTACTATGTCACCTTGTATGTTTTGTTCGTCTAGTTCCTTAATAGTATAAAATGTGTGTGCAAGTCTAGTGCCACTTGTCATGCTGAATTCAGATGCCTGATCAACTGCACTTTTACAATTTTGATAGGTTTGCCAAGATTTCATTATTTTCTTTCTATGTCAGCTTCAGTACATTCTTCTCCATACTGTACTTCAAGTATGTGACAAGGTTCATCAGTTTCATTTATGCCTTGATGCCAAACTTCTTTGCCTATGTCATAACCATGTGTGAGAGCTTTTAATGTAACAGTTTGTAGTCCAGCTTTGCCATCAGTAAGTACATCACAACTGCCTTTTAAAACGTACCAATGTTCAGAACGTTTAAAATGACGTTGCATACTTAATTTTGACTTTGGACTTATTACTAATTCTTTTACCTTGTAACCAGGCTTGTCATCTAGCACTCTATACCAACCCCAGTTGCGTTTTGTTTTAGGATGTTTGTATTCTTCTAATATCCAACTGCTTGAATTTTGTTTATGACTGCCTCCAACACCAAATACAAATTCAACTTTGTCCGACCAAAGTTTCATTTCAGGTATGTTGTCTTTTGTTCTGTCGCCACCATTAGCAAACACAATATCACAGTTGTATCCAGACGTAGCCATTAGTTTAAAAATTGCACCAGAGGCACTATCGTCATCATCGTCCCAGCATAAGACATCGTCTACCATTTGTAAATTTTTTACTATTTCAACACGTTCTTGAATTGGCATGAAAGGTTTTCCTTTCTTACGTGCCAGCCATTTGTCACTATTAAGCCCAACGACTAATTTGTCGCCGAGCTTTTTTGCTTCTTTGAAATAAGAAATGTGTCCTGAATGTAAAGGATCAAATCCACCTGTAACTAATACAACTTTCATAGTTGTATTTAAGTGTCTATCTATTTTCTGCTTCGATGAATTGAGCTATTGTTTCTGGGTCAGACACTTCGTATGGATCATTGTCTTCGTCTTTGTGATTGAATCCTGGTTCCACATAGGCTTCCATTATGATATTATTCTTAATGTAGCAACTGTATCTCCATGATCTCATTGCAAATCCTTTGCCTCTTTTTGAACAAAGCATACCCATAGAGTCAGTAAAATCTCCATTACCATCTGCTAACATTTTTACTTTTTCAATGCCTAATGATTCTGCCCAAGCATTCATTACGAATCCATCATTTACAGATACGCAATAAACCTCATCAATGCCAGCATTTTTAAATCTATCATACATTTCTTCATATGCAGGTAGCATCTTTGACGAACACACAGGAGTGAATGCTCCTGGTAAACTGAAAAGTATTACGTTTTTGTCCTTAAATAAATCTTGTGAATTTTGTTTTACAAACTCACCCGCAATTCTCTGTACAAAGTCAGCTGAAGGAATCATATCCCATTTTTGTAATCTTTGTCTTTCGCCAGGTAATGATGTCCGTTCAAAGTGATCAATAGTAGGTCGAACGTTACCTCCATATTGACGTGTTACATTTTCACTTGCTTGTTGTTCCCAAGCAGGCTTGGTTTCGCTTAACTTCATATAATTTTTTTTCCTTTAGTTATGTTTATAAGCTGGCATCTTCCATGCCTGCAACTCTTAACTTGACTATGTTTGTGAGTTGCCATTGTTTTTGATCTAGTGCCTTTGTTACGCCTAACCATTTATTACGCATTAATGCAAATTCATTAATTATCTTTTCATAATCAACAACGTCAGCTTCACCGTCAACATACTTTTCAACGTCTCTACTGCTTAATGCTCGTGCATAATTTTCTAAATATTTTTTGAAGAATGAACTACGCAGTCTTCTGAGTTCAATGTTCAAGTATTCTAATATTGCTTCAAGCTCTTGCAATTGGTTGAACCTTTGCTCAACTATGCCAGGCATTTCAGCCGCCGCACGTTCTACATTTCCTTTGATTCTGATTTGTGCCTTTGCGGCATCCAATTCATCTTCAAAGTATTGTATGGCGTCAGGAATCTTGCTGATGTCTTTTGCTATATCAGAATACCATCCCATTAATAATCCTCTTCTGTGTCTTCATCTAGTTCTACATCTTCTTCCAAGTAATAACCAATTGCCTTATCAAGTTCATTATCTGAGCCTAGTGCATCTCGAAATGCTTCATCGTCTGTACCAAAGTCTGCACATAAATCTACATATCTTTCAGCAACAGTTTCGATGTGTTTTTTGTCAATGTATTCTTTAAATACTTGCCAAAACTCGATTATCTGTGAACCATCCATTTGTCCTTACTCCTCAGGTTGTTTTTCAACTTCTTCTACAGATTCTTCTGTGGATAACTTTTCGAAGTCACTCATAATTAGCTCTAGTTGTTCACCAGACCAGTCTTTTCGATAATTCAAGTGTTCTTTCCCCATAGAATCTACGTATTTAAGTCGATTACCCTGTTGAGTAAGTAGGCCTTTTTTCTCAAATAAGTCAACAAGTCCACTGTAAGGATCCATGCCTTGTTCATATGGAATTTTTACTTGTACTGATTCAAATGGTTTTGCATATCTTGTTTTCATAACTTTACAAGCGGCTCTGATACCTCTTACGTCAGTTA